TAATTAATTGGTCTTTCCACTCACCCAACTCTCCCAAAGAAGCGCAACCTTCAGACCAGTCTCTATGCCATTCTGGATTATCTTGATACCACTGAGTGATATCATGCACACTCATTACAATAACCTTTCTTTCACCTGTAACTTTATTAACTATTGGATACTGTGCCATGTTGTTTAATGATCTAATGTCTTATTTATAATTAAGGGGATAACCTTGCACGATACAATCGTTTTTGTTCGTAGTAACTCCAAACATTAGGTGCCCAGTCTTTAATATGGTCAGAAATTTGTTCACACAAACATTGAATTTCTAGTTGAGCATCTAGTTTTGACCGAAGGTCTAGAAGGTGAAGTACGGAACGAAGATTAAAAGAAACTACAAAGTTTTGTCGAATTGCTTGAGGAAGATAATCTCTTAGATGTTCTTCACACATACCTTGAGAATAATATTCCGCATATTCTTGGCACTCGCTCAGAATGCGTCCTAGTTTGCGTTGACGGTGCTCTTCAGTCCACTCATATTTTTTACCCTTTCGATTAGTATAAAATCCTGCTGGACGAACATAAAAAACTTCTTCAATATCAAGGGAACCCTTTGAGACTTGACGTACTCGTTTTCCAGTATACCTTTGAGATTGTACATCAAAGGTAACACCTACGCGATGAGTTCTTGCCTGAACAATTACATTATGAACATATCCAGAACAAGATAACGTAATTGAAGGGTGCTCAATTGGACCCCAGTGACCACGATCATTTCCCAATAACTGATCAACAATCCATTCACCACACTTTTCGGGACTTGGTGGTTCTACTGTATGAATAGGAACTTCTGAGTAATCACACTTTCCTGCTTGCCAAATTACTTGCTCTGGATTCTCATAAGCATTTAACTTTACAACACTGAGGTGTTTATCTAGAGCAAGAAGGTCTTTTGCTTTGATTGGTTTCATATTTTATAATTAATTCCCTTTAATTTTAATTGAACTAGTCACAATAACCATCATCATCTTCCCAAATCTCATCATAATCAGTTATTTTACTATGAGTTTGTTCGTAATTAGAAATATAATAGTTATCAACATTAGAATAAATTTCACATTCTAATTCATTAACTATTTCTTTCAATTTAGATAGTAGACTTTTTAATTTTTGTTCTTCCATAAAACATGTCTGCTTCTCCACAATTTTAGCATAAAAAAAGGAAGGGATCAACCCTTCCTGTTTAACAGCATGACTTCCAAATAAATTAAGAGTATAAAAATCATTGATGCTGCAGTAATAGCTGCAACTACAATCATTTTTTTGCTACCTGGCAGTGACCTGCCATACACATTTGTGCATCTTTAAGTTTTTGTTCTTTGACTTGCTTTGCCTTAATGACAGAGAGCCAATTGGAAGTTTGAATTGTTTTCATTTTGCAACCTCTACTTTTTTAGTGAACTTCATTCCACGATAAGTTAATGTAAATTCTTTTACTTCAGTATTATTTTGAGGTTGTTCGATGTCATAATCGACACCGCGATATGTTGTTTTTGTGCTGTAAAGATTAAGCATTGTTTTACTCCTAAAGAAATGAGATTTAACCTTCTCTGCTAAGCAGGATCCGTTTTCCCGTTCCTTCAGTCGTGTGCGTCCTATGAGTCTTCTAGTTGAAAACATACAGGATCTGTATGATCCATCCATTTGAAGACTAGACTGACCTTTTCAGATACACTAAAAAGTTCAGATTCTAACAATCCCTGACTTAGAAACTCAAAATCTTCACATCGAAGATAATTCGATTGAGGGACATGTGTTGCTAAAAGCAAAGAGAGTAAAATCATAGGATGAACGCTCCGTTCCGCGACTTACTTGCGACCCCAAAGGGTTGAACGTATAAATGCATTATAACATGTACTATCTATATAGACAACCAGTTTTGTATAATGCAATACAGTTTATAAAAACATTCCTCGATCACTCATGTACTGTAAAGTTTCTTTCATATTACCAATATGTCTATTCCCTATTGCAACTTGAGGAAACTCTGCATCAAGACCAAACTCAGAAACAAATTGCTTGATAGTAAAATCTTTTTCCAATACGTATTCATGGAATTCACCACCTAAAGATTTTAAGAGCATTGACATACGCTGACACTCTTGACTGTCGTTACTATAGATTACTGCTGTCTCTAACATTTTGCTTAAAATAAACTGTCTACTTTTTTGGCACCAAACAAAGTGAGATTCTGTTTTATCTTTGTGAATTATACTATAATAACTCATTCAAATACTGGAAGAGGTTTAGAAAAGAATTCATCTCTCATTTTTTTGAGAGCATCTAAATCATTACCATAATTACCCATATTCATGTAAACACAATCAAGATACCTAAGGTCTTCACGATTGCTATCGAGTGTAAGATAATCACAATAATATAAAATTTCTTGTGGAACCTCAACTTGTTTATGATTTTGTTCGATATAATATGAAACAGTCATAATTAACTCCAAGAAAAACTTAATGTTGCTCTAGGTTCATACACAATTGGATTGTGATAAACTCCTTTTTTAATAAAGAGACTGTCTCCAGGAAACAAAGTAACTTTAGAACCATCATCAAAAGAATAAGATATAATACCAATAGATTGAACTATGAGGACATCTTGATCATCATTATGCCTACCAAAAGTATCCGAATTGGGAGCAAAGGATGTATAAAGATGCATCTCCATTTGATTTTTGGTTTCAGAACAAACTTCCTCGTAAGCAATATTTATACTGTTAGGAAAATAATTTGAAGGAAGCACAAATGTTGGTGGATTTAAATTATTACTAATAACTCTTGCAATAATCTCATCCAAAGAAAATTCAAAACTTATTTTATCAATAATATCTTCCCAAGTTATGTTTTTTACTTTGGAAAATATATTTCTTTTTAATTCATAATCCATTCAAACTCAATCCCTCTGTCTCCAATCATCAGGTTTATCTTGTTTAAACCAATCTGCTATCTCATCAGCACTACTAAAACCTGTTCGGTGATTTGATGGATCAGGATCACCTAATCCCATCTTATTCATAAAATCATCCAGACTACCTTCTTGCATGTCTGGATTAGCTGCTTTTCTTCTTGCTTTACTTAACCAGTCTTTAGCAGTGGTATTTGCTTTAGCAAGTTTTTCTGCCCAAATAATATCTTCGAGTTTTACCTCTTCTCCATTGACAATGCACTTACAAATGAATTCTAAACGCAGTCTGTATTGTGTGGATAACATGTTATTCCTTTGCTTTAGTTAACCAATTTTCTAATTCATTTAATTTTGTAAATTCTTTGTATGCTGACTCAGATCGTTCACTAAGAATTTCTAAAATGTCATTAATGATAAGTTTATTCTCAACATAATCGTCTAAGTATTTATCAATGGCTTCTTTAAGATATCTCTTACGATGCCATTCGGGAGAATACGGTTTGTACATAACAAAAAAATTTCATACCAATATATTAGCAGAGACCTTTGCCAATGTCAATGCTCTTTGTATTTCTCTGGATTTTTTGCTGAGTCGTAAATAAAATATGCAAATGGAAATAGAAGCAGTCCTCCCAGAATAGAAGAGACTACAGGAACATTTATAGAACTGTAAAAAGAATGTATCATCTTTCTATATAACTTAAAGTGTGAGATGTGCAGTGTAATTGTTTTACTATTAAGTCACAACCAACTTGTGGATCTGCATTTCCGCAGGTAAATATATCAACTGCAGCTTCTCCTCTCTCTGGCCAGGTATGTATACTAATATGACTTTCAGACAGAAGAATTAATACAGTAACTCCTTGTGGTTCAAATTTTTTATGTACTGTAGTTATTACAGTAGCACCACTTACTATAGCTGCATATGACAATAAATTAATTAAACCATTTTCATCATTGAGGATCATATATGGACAACCATATAGATTCAATAAGTAATGCTTGCCCATTTGTACTAAAAAATAAAATTAAATAGAGTTTTTATAAATACTAAAATCTTGCTCATACAAATCAATAAATTCTTTTTGTTTTAAACAATAATCATCATATATTTTACAACAAAAATTGTAGTTAAAAATTTTTAATTGATCTTTGATCATAGAATTGTTATGTTTTATTTTTACACTTTCTTGACACAACTCTGATAGTTTTTCATCTATATTTTTATCTAATTTAATCAAATGCAATTCAAAATCAAATTTGGATGGAGAAAAACAATAATCTATAAAACTAAGCTGTGGTAATGTATGTCCATCAAATATAAATTTTTTACTCTTTAATTCTAGAATAATTTCTTTAGCTTTTTTGTCCTTTAATGCAAAATTAAGCTCAGATAAAATTTGATTAAAACCAGATATCCATCTAGATCTTGGATCTCTAGTTATAACAAATATTTTATAATATTTTAAATAATATTCTGGTATTTCGAGATCAAATTTATTTTTTATTTTTGGCACTTGATATATAGGTTTAAAATCTAAAGAGTTTTTTATAGAGGTAGAAGCATTTTTAGATATTGGAATGTATAGAAGTTTATATTTTTCAGACACATAAAAAGAATCTATTGGTTGATTATTATTCTCACCAATAGAATAATCCAAAAAGTATTTTTTAGAAACTGTTTTATCTACAAGATTTCTATACTTTTTCCAATCAAAATCAAAATAATCAGATACCTTTACCATAGATAAAAAATTTAAACAATTAAGTTTCTTGGAAGTGGAAGACTCTCTACTATTTTAATTTTGGAATAACCTTTATCAATTCTATCCTTTAAATGTTTTGGCATTTTTTCATCACATGGATGTATTGTCTTCTTTATATTAGAGTATACATCATTAACCAAATTGATATAAAACTTTTCAAAATAATTAATTTTTTTATTTACTTCGTCGGAGAAATCATAATCAAAAATATTTTTTAGATATGTAAAATGCTCTAGTGGTGTTGGATGATCATCAGAGTAATGTTTATGCACTGGTTTTCTCAAACCAGCATTACCATTCCACAAAACTTCTTCAAAGCTGGGATTGATATAACTAATGACATCCATATACAATTTAATAAGGTTAATATAATTATCTCTTTTTATACGAAGACCCATACTCTTTTTAATAGTATCCATAGATAAAAAATGGAATTGAGTCTTGTCCTTTAATAAATTATATACTAATTTAATATTTGCAAGATCCCTCATTAAAAAATGACAATCATCGGCAATGACTTTGGCAAATTGTTGTGACCAGATAGTATTGTCATTACTGTGTACATTTCCTGCAGTATGCCATCTACCTCTTTTATACCTATCTTCTCTTTGAATTCCAGACCAACAAATAATAACTAGATCATCTTTATCAAATTTAAAATATTGATCTACTTGGCAGACCATATTAGTTATGTAAGAATTTCCAGCTCCAGCTCTACCAAAATTATAATAGTCACAACCCAATTCAAACGCAATAATATCGGGCCATGTTAACCAACAATAATTTGTAAAACTACACCCAAAAGAAAAAAATCTTTTGGGTTTATTTGAATACAATATATTCATTTTTTATTCTTTTTTTTATCTGGGTGGTCCCAGAGTTTTGGATTTACTCTACCTTCTGTTTGAGTAAATCTAATCAGACCTTCTCTATAATTATCCCAATAGTAATCAAAAATATCTGCCTTTTTATTGCAGATAACAACATCATAATGCACTGTCCCATCAACAACATACTCTACCAAATAAGAAGTATATGGTAGAGATCTGTCTTGTGCAAATTCTGGTAGGCAGTCTTTTTTTACAAATTTTAATTTAGAACTCAACTTCTACCACCCCACTGAATATCAGTATATGCTTTAGTAACAGCATCTTTTGTAATATTATATCTTGTCTGAAGTTTTTTGTCTTTAACCAGAACCATGATTTCTGCCTCTCTTGGGTGAAGACCCTCAAGCATCTGTATAAACATTGTTTCTCTTCTTAAACTAGATAAAGTAGGATTACCACCAAGAAGATAATTATAAAAGTTTTGATATTCTTTTCTAATAGAGGTTGCTCTTTTACGAACAAACTCATCTGCATTAGATAATCCTTTAACAGTGTTTAGTTTTTCTACAGAAGCAGATAATGTATCATTAAAAGCAGATTGTTCTTCTACTCTAGAATAAGGAACATCTCCTTCAGGAAGTAGTGATACAATTGACTCGTCAAAATTCCAAATTAGTAAAGAAACAAGTCCATCATTTCTATATTTTTGAAGTACTTCTGCTTTTTTTGCAATAGTTCTTTGCTTTGAAGCTAAATCTAAAATTTCAAATTGAAATGCATTTGGTTGAAGTTCTTCAATCTTCGTCGTCTTCTTCGTCTTCGTAGTAGTCATTAGTATTTTCAAATCGTACAGCTAAAATTTCATCAGGAAGAATGTTCCCGTTCTCATCAAACATTTCTGGATGAGCGTAAATTGGAGTTGACTCATAAACATATGTTCTAGTAATCCAACCTACTACACCACCCAAAACTAAAAACATTATGCAAAATAATGCCGAAAATGTTAGGGTTACTGCTAGCATGTTACTTCTCCCGATGCCCCTATGGTTTTTTCTTTACTAATAAGGAAATCTGTAATCGAAAGTCTATCTCTCGTTTAAGGAGAGAGATAACCTTTTGAATCTTTATTCCAAATGTTTTAGATTCTGGTCTTTTCTCCCTCCTGCTACGATGTCGTAACATTAATTCAAATCCTCTATTGATATCAGTAATATCAGATTGCAAGGATTTACTACTATTTATTTGATTTTTTTCTCCTTCCTGGCCTTTTGTCATATGTGTATCTCCTTGCATCCTCTAAGATATCATTTAAATAATTTCTTATTTTTCTTGCTTGTGGTTTTGGAATATGTCCATATGCCTCTCTAAGAATTCTATGTTCAGAATCTTGACCACCCTTTATATATTCATCCAAATCATCAATCAAAAAATTTATACTAGAAGCAGTTTGACTATTAATAAAATCTTCTGCTTGTTTTCTTTTTGCATTACTGGATTTCAAATAATCATACAACTTCAAAATAAATTTACCTTCAAAGGCATAATCTACCGCCT